GGATTCCATCAGAAACAATAATGCAGTCTGCGGTTCCGAATCCTTCGGGAACCCATTTGGAGAAGTCCACTCTGGTTTCAATTAGAATCTCCGCATCCGGACATTCCGCTTTAGCCTGCGTGAGCTCTTCCATAACAAAAGCTGCGTAATTGTCTGCGTGGTACTCCATTTCCGCATTGTAATACTCAAGCGTAGGAGTAGGGTCTACTGATGGGGTTCCGAGTAAGGTAAGTACTTTGTGTTCGCACAACGAATGTGCATCGGAACCTTCCTGTGCATAAGGGGACGCGCGGTCCTCTTGCGTTGCATTTAATTTGGCCGAAGGTGGACAGTTAAGCCACATCTTGGAACTTGAAGGTGAGAGAGAAGCATGTTTCTTAGGCATTTTTCAATCCCTCCGCTTCTTCAATTAATGCACCGTAGCATTCTTCTGGTAAATCTGAGAGCTTGTCTGCACCGTATTTCACAATCAGTCCGCGAACTTCATCAGAAAATCCTTGTCGTGATACATCAGCAAGGATGGCGCGAACTTGTGTCAGCGTGAGAGGAGCTTCTTCCTTTTCCGGGGGAACTTTTGGTGCTGATTTACTTACAGCGGCTCCTTCGGTTTGGGGAGATAACAGGCTCATCAAATTGTCAGCGATGCCAATGATAACCTCTCCGCAATGACGCAGCTCATCAATCTGTGTTGCTAAGTCATTCTTTTTGCTCATAGCGTGTTTCCTCCTTATTCAGTTTTGATTGGTCAGCCAGCCTGTTGGCCAGTCGTTTTGCAATGACACTGATGGTTGTGAGCACATCCGCCAGCTCTTCATCTAAGGCAGGGTCTCTGGTGCCATGCTGTGTGTCTGTCTCAACTCTTTGCATCTGCATCCTCCTTTCCAAGGCAAGTCGTTTGACCTTTCTAATCCTCCCAATTACAAAAGCGAGAGTTTTGAACGAGACTTTTTGAAAAAATTTTTTTTCGATGTGTTGTTTGCCTTCTTAATCCTCCCAATTACAGACCGGGGAGTTTTGAACGAGACTTTTTTCAAAATAAAAATGGAAGAATTTTGCATTTATAAGGAAGAAATTCAGATTTTTTAAAAAAATTGTGATTTTGCCTCGTTCAAAGCGGGGCTTTTTGTAATTGGGAGGGGTAGGAGGAGTTGAAGCGACTCTGAGTCTGATGAGGAAGGAGGAAATCACATGAATGTAAATAAGTACAATCCCGCAGATGGTTATGACGCGGAAACCTATGAAGCTCTGAAGAAGCTGGCGCTGGAAGAAAAGACCGGGTACATGCCTTTGGTGTATATCTGTAGTCCCTTCGCAGGTGATGAGATAGGAAATATGAAGAAAGCAAGAGTTTATAGCAGATTTGCTTTTCTGAATCATTGCATACCGATTACCCCGCACATTTACTTTCCACAGTTTTGTGATGAAGCAACGGAACGGGAAAAGGTTATGTTCATGAACATGGTTTTGCTTGCGAAGTGCCAAGAGATATGGGTGTTCGGTGATGTTATTACCAAAGGGATGCAGGCAGAGATTGATAAGGCTATGGAGCGCAAGTCCACAAAGGTGCGCTATTTCACGACGGAATTAAAGGAGAAGGAATAATGACGGATTTAAAACCAATTGAAACTGAATATAAAGGATACCGCTTCCGTTCCAGACTGGAAGCGCGATGGGCGGTATTCTTCGATGCCTGTGGCATTGAGTATGAATATGAACCGGACGGTTATGCACTTGGAAATGGGATGGTGTATCTTCCGGATTTCTTGCTGCATGGAGTCTATGGAAGAGATGCCGGGGACCTTTATGTAGAGGTAAAAGGGCAGATGACAGATGCTGATGCAGAAAAGATTAATCGGTTTGTTGCTCTTGGTATGGATACAGAAAACGGCATTTATTTAGGAAAGTCTAAGTCAGCGGTTCTTGTGCTGGGAAATATTCCTCCGGGAGATAACATGGGAGCCATCACTGATTACATCAGCACAAAAGCCTATGAGGACCACAGGAACTGGCCGAATCAATTTAATTTCCAGACGATTGACGGTGATTACTTTGCGGCGCATCCCGGTGTGAATAAAGATGGGAAGTTTGAGTTGTTTGGTGATGACAGTAATTACCTTTCAAATATGGACCCGGTGAAAACTGAATGGGCATACCGTATGGCCAGACAGGCAAGATTTGAACACGGTGAAAAGCCGAATGTGATGGGAGGAATGACACAATGAAATTCAACTTATGCACGGCCGACTGTGTTGGGAATAAGGCTAATTGCCTCTATCCCAACATCGTAGAGGTTACGGATGCGGCTTCTTTGAAAGAAGCGGTCAAAAATGATCATGTGTGCGCTTTTTATAAAAGAAGCTATCGAAGCATTGATAATTTTGAGTTTTCTGATGTTTTACCGATGGATTGTGACAATGACCATACGGAAAACGCAGATGAATGGATAACACCAGAAAAGATTCACGAGCTGTTGCCGGATGTCAGCTATGCCGTTGTGTTTAGCAGAAATCATATGAAAGTGAAGGCTGGCAAAGCGGCCAGACCGAAGTTCCATGTGTATTTTCTGATAGATGGTTGCAAAGATGCTGATTATTATGCGGCACTGAAGGTTGCGGTTTATAACGCATATCCCTTCTTTGATGACAATGCACTGGATGCGGCACGCTTTATCTTTGGTGCAGATACGGATGATGTGATTTGGCATGAAGGGTACACCTACATTGATGAGTTGGTGGAAGTAGAGACAGAAACGGAAGAAGAGGAGCCGGATGCTTCCTTTACGGGCTCCAGAAGTATTCCTGCCGGACAAAGAAATAACACTCTTTCCCGTTATGCGGCCAGAGTGCTCAAGAGATATGGAGTAACGGATAAAGCCAAGGAGCTGTTTAAGAAGAGAGCCGCTGACTGTGAAGAGCCGCTGGAAAATGAAGAACTGAAAACCATATGGAGAAGCGCGGTGAAGTTCTTTAATTCCAAGGTGAGTGGTAGTTCTGGATATGTTCCTCCGGACACTTACAATGACGACTTTGGAAGTATGTCACTGAAGCCGGATGATTTCTCTGACATGGGGCAGGCTAAAGTGTTTGTCCGTGAGTATAACGATGAAATCCGCTACACAGATGCCACTGACTTCATTCGCTTTACTGGAGAGTATTGGAAGGAATACAGAATGGCAGCTATCGGAGCCTTGGAGGAATTTCTGGACCTTCAGCTGCAGGATGCGAAAGATGCTATCAGCGCTGCGATGGAAGAACTGGAGGCCAGTGGTGTGGATGAAGGCTCTCTTGCGGCCGGAGGTAAAGCACTGGAGAAGGCTATCAGTGGTGAGGCCCAAGTGAATGCCTACAAAAAGTATATGGAAGCACTGGCTTACATGAAGTTTGTTATGAAGCGCCGGGATTACAAGTATATTTCCTCGGCGGCAAATGCGGCTAAGCCTATGGTGGAAATCCATATCACCGACCTTGATAAAGATGGCTTCCTTTTAAATACGCCGGGCATGACCATTGATTTGCGAAAAGGTATGCAGGGTGGTTACGAGCCGAAGTTTACGGATTATATCACCAAGCAGACGACCGTATGTCCCGGAGATGAAGGCAAGGACTTATGGCTGGATGCTTTGGATACGTTCTTCTTGGGAGATGCGGAGCTGATGGAGTATGTGCAGATGATTGTCGGTATGGCTGCGATTGGTGAGGTGTTCATGGAGGCACTCATTATTGCTTATGGTGAAGGGCGCAATGGTAAGTCCACTTTCTGGAATACCATCAGCAATGTGCTCGGAACCTACAGTGGAACCATCTCGGCGGAGAGTCTCACCATGGGATGCCGCCATAACACAAGACCGGAAATGGCAGAGCTCAAGGGTAAGCGTCTGGTTATCGCAGCTGAGCTGGAAGATGGAGTTCGTTTAAACACAGCAGTTGTGAAGAAGTTGTGCTCCACGGATGAGATAGCTGCGGAGAAGAAATATCGTGACCCGTTCAAGTACAAGCCGTCGCATATGATTGTGCTTTACACAAACCATCTGCCGAAGGTCGGTGTGACCGATGCAGGTACATGGCGCAGACTAATTGTCATTCCGTTTAATGCAAAGATTGAAGGCAGTTCTGATATTAAGAACTATACGGAGTATCTCACCAAGAATGCTGGCGCTTATGTAATGAAGTGGATTATCGAAGGAGCCGAGAAGGCAATCGCCTGCGATTACAAGTTCCCACAGCCTGCTTGCGTTACAGATGCCATTGCTAAGTACAAAGAGAGCAATGACTGGCTGGGCGAGTTTATCGAAGAATGCTGTGAAGTGGATGATTCCTATATGCAGAAGTCCGGAGAATTCTATCAAGAGTACCGGGAGTATTGTTCCCGGACAGGTGAGTTTACCAGAAGCACTACAGATTTCTATGCTGCCTTGGATGCGGCCGGATATGAGCGTAAGCGCACGAAGGCTGGAGTGGTAATTCACGGTATCAGACTTAAAGATGAGGACTTTTTGGATTAGAAGTGCATTGACCTACATTTTCCATAAAGGTGTTGGTCGTTGATGGTCTTATACATAACTTCTCTTATAGGCAATTTTTTATTCAAAATTTGTTATAAAGAAGGTTTTATGAAATGACTACCACCGACCGTCACCGCTTTGGAAAATGATGGATATTTCGGTGTTTGGAGGTTTGGTATGAAAGAAAAAGAGATAGAAAGAAAATTGGTAGAAGAGGTGAAAAAGGCCGGAGGACTTTGTATAAAGATTAACTCTGAAAGCATGAACGGTCTCCCGGACCGCCTCGTTTTATTACCTGATGAGATGTGCGGCTGGGTGGAGCTGAAGGCTCCGGGTGAAAAGCCAAGGCCGCTTCAGATAAAGAGACATTCCCAGCTTAGAGCGTTGGGACAGAAAGTGTTTGTCATTGATGGCAAGGAGCAGATTGGAGGTGTGCTTGATGCAATTAAGCAGAAAGGATTTGCATCCGTATCAAGTATTCAGCATTGAGTACATAAAGTCGCATCCCATTGCCGCGTTGTTTCTTGATTGCGGACTTGGCAAAACAGTAACCACGCTGACCGCTTTGCTTGATTTACTGTTTGATGAGTTTCGAGTCCATAAGGTTCTTGTCATTTGCCCTATAAGGGTTGGAGCTGTATGGCTTGAGGAGGCAGAGAGCTGGGAGCACCTTGGAGTGCTAAAGCTCTCCCGTGTAATGGGAACGGAAAAGGAGCGCAAGAAGGCATTGCAGGAGCAGTCAGATATTTATCTGATTAACCGGGAAAACGTAGAGTGGCTTGTGGAGAAAAGCGGAGTTCCCTTTGACTTTGATTTTATTGTCATCGACGAATTATCTTCGTTTAAAAATGCACAGTCAAAGCGGTTCCGTGCTTTGATGAAGGTCAGACCTTTGGTGAAGCGCATAACAGGGTTGACGGCAACACCATCCACAAACGGATTGATGGACTTGTTTGCAGAGTTCAAATGTCTGGATATGGGTGAGCGCCTTGGTAAATTTATCGGAAGATTTAGGACTGCATATTTTAGACCATCTAAATTTAACGGACCTATTGTGTATTCCTATGAACCTCTCCCCGGAGCTGAGCAGCAGATATATGACAAGATTTCGGACATCACAATCAGTATGAAAGCGGTGGACCATTTGAAGATGCCGGACCTTGTGACGGTGAATCGAGTGGTGCAGTTATCCAAGGAAGAAAAAGAAAAGTACGGTGCATTGAAGAAGGAGCTGGTGCTTTCGTTGCCAGAAGGTGATGTGACAGCGGCCAATGCAGCTGCACTTTCCGGTAAGTTAATGCAGATGGCAGGTGGAGCAGTCTATGCAGATGATGAGACAGGCTTCATTCAGATACACGATGGCAAGCTGCAGATGTTAGAAGAGTTGCTGGATAGTTTGTATGGACAGCAGGTACTTGTGATTTATTGGTTTAAGCATGAGCTTACCAGAATTGAAGAACGGCTGGCTATGATGAAAAAAGACTATGCCAAGATTGATTCTGATGCGGCTATTCGTAAATGGAATGAAGGAAAGATTGAGGTTGGGTTACTGAATCCGCAGTCAGCGGGCCACGGACTTAATCTGCAAAAGGGTGGTTGTTCAAATATGATTTGGTTTTCCACACCATATTCCTTGGAGCTGGTACAGCAGACAATCGACAGGCTTTATCGACAGGGCCAGAAAGCGGCCACTGTGGTTATACAACACATCATTACGGAAGGGACTATTGATGAAAAAGTTATGAAGGCACTTGCCAGTAAGGACATGACGCAGTCAGCCCTTATCGATGCAGTAAAAGCAGATTTGAAACTCTGATGGAAAACTTTATATTTCGGAGGTGACAATATGTCAAAGAATCCTTATGAAGAATTAGGAAATGCGGTGGTTCTGCAGGCAGTTAAGGATTATCGGGATTCCAAGAAAACACTAAAGAGGAACCCGAAGAATACAGCGGCTTTAAGTATGAAGGCAGAATGTGAGCGCTTTTTTAAATCATCCTACTTTTCCATTTTCACATCGATTGATGGTGAGTCACTTCTTTCACAACTCGAAAAGGAGGAGTAGGTATGAGCAGAGAAAAAGAATATCTTTCAGAAGCATTCCAGATAGATAAAAAACTGAAATCCAAGTTGGAGCAGTTAAAGGTACTTCGCGAACTGGCAACGACAACAACACAACCGTTGTCTGACATGCCGGGGAGTCCGAATCGAAATACAGATAAGGTGGAAAGAGCCATCATTAAGATTATGGAGATGGAGGATGAAATCTACAAAGAGGTGGAAGCCTTGGTGGATAAGAAGAAGGAAATAGCACAGCACATAAATGAGGTGGAGGATGTGGACTGTCAGTTGATACTGTCGTTCCGGTACTTGTGCTTCATGACTTGGGAGGACATTGCAGCTGAGATGAACTGCACCGTGCGTAACATACACATGCTTCATAGTAAGGCGCTGGGCATTGTGAAGGTACCGGAAAAGAAGAAAGATGCATAAAGTCTTCACATGATTTCACTAAATTTCACTATTTTTCACTGTTTTTCACAGTGCTCGTTGTGATATGGTAGAATCAGCAAAAGAGGATAAAGAACGAGGCCTTCACGGTGGCAACACTGTGAGGGCTTTCTTTATGCCCAAAAACAGGGAGGTGAGTAAGATGCCAAGGAAACCTAAACGTCCTTGTTCTCATCCCGGCTGTCCCAAGCTGACTGATGGTAGGTTCTGTGAGGAACACCAGAAGGAAGAGAACAGACGCTACGAGAAGTACGACAGAGACCCTGTTGTACGCCGTAGGTATGGAAGGGTGTGGAAGCGGATAAGAGATTCTTATGTGAAAACACATCCATTCTGTGAGAAGTGCTACGAGAATGGTGTGCTTGTGGAAGTTGAAGAAGTCCATCACATCAAACCTCTAGCCGAAGGTGGAACGCACGAAAGAAGTAATCTTATTTCTTTATGTAAGTCCTGCCATGCGCGCATCCATGCAGAACGCGGTGACAGATGGCACAACCATGGAGGGTAGGGGGAGGTCAAATCTCTACAGCTATGCCCTTTAGGGAAACGGTGCCGGGGTCAAACGTGCGTGTTTTGCGATTTCAGACGGTAATATAAACCCCCAAAAGTTAAAAAGTATAGTGAGGTGTGAAAATGGCGAGAGATGGAACTGCCAGAGGTGGCGCTCGTGCGGGCGCAGGTCGCAAGTCCAAAGCCTTAGTAGATAAAGTGAGTGCAGGTAATCCGGGCGGGAGAAAATTGCAGGTCATGGAACTTCCAGTGAATGCACAATTTGATGGTGTTGACATGCCAGAGCCCAGCGATTACATGAAAGCAAAACAGAAAAATGGCGGAGAGTTTGCGGCAGAAGAAATTTATAAGGAAACGTGGCTATGGCTGAAGGAAAGAGGCTGTGAAAAACTGATTAGCAAACAGCTGATTGAACAGTATGCCATGAGCGTATCCCGATGGATACAGTGTGAGGATGCAATTTCGGAGTACGGATTTTTAGCCAAGCATCCCACAACGGGTTCTGCTTGTGCATCGCCTTATGTGGCAATGTCGCAGCAGTATATGAAACAGGTCAATCAAATCTGGTATCAGATTTTCCAAGTTGTGAAGGAAAACTGCTCCGTAGAATTTTCCGGTAATACACCGCAGGACGATGTGATGGCTAGATTGCTCAGAGCACGTGGAGGTATGTAATGGAACAGAAGGAATTTTTACAGATGTTAAAAGCGCATAAGAAGCATTTGACAAAACAGCAGTTTAAAACAATCAAAGGACAG